TATTCTACCACGCCTTGTATACTTTGCGTGTGCTTCGATTAAAGACACACGGAGCAATGCAATAAGTCCATTTTTTATCGCACTTTCTTCTTGCTCTTCAAGCTTCTTTTTTTCTTCTTGCAACTCTTTTATTTGCTTTATCTTTTGCTGTAATAAAAAAGCGAGAATGGCTACTGCCAAACTCGCTAAAGAAGAATAAACTAACTGCATTTTTGTACCTCGTTACTAGATTTTGCTTCCGGCAGTCCAGCAACACTTGTCAATACAGACAAGATTCCTGCAAGTGCAGCTGTAGACAATACATACTGCCAACTTACATCTCCCATAACAGCCGCCGTTCCAATTCCAGCGATTGCCGCCTGTGCCATTGTTTTAATCGCACGGACTCCTGCGGCTTTCATCCATTTTTTTAAATCTTCTTTGTTTTTAAACATAATCGTCCCACCTTTTTATTTTTCTGCCCATGTAATAGTTGTATCTCCATTTAATGCTCTGCCTGTAAACAACTTACCTAGAGAGTCAATGAATAAGTAATATTTATCACCGTTAGACCCTTGGTCAAATGTCATGCACCTAAAATAATCAGATGCACCGGGTGGTCTATTCGGCAAACCTTGCGAACTAGCAATTCCTGCAAATCTACTTGTTATTTCATCTTCATTTATGTGCCTTCTCCAATCTGTCCAAGCACCATCCGCAAAATATCTGTGATATTCCGAACCTTTCCCGTTGTACGGAAACGCCATCTGCATTCTGTGTGCTATCTCTGTTTTGTTCCCATAAAAATACGTAAAAATATACATATATTGATTCGTTCCCATCGGCGTATTAATATGCGTTACTATTGCATGTTCTGTTGTTGTGTCTGGGTCTATTCCTTCTATTTCGTATTTTACTAAACCGTTCCCAATTTCCGTTCCAAATCTGTCTTTTATTGTTTTTTCAAAAGTAGCATCCATTGCGACTTCAAAGCCTTTTCGGATTGCAGGTTTACCGAATGCAATACCGCCTCCACCTTTCAAAAGGTCGATTTCGAAAATCATAGGCGGTAAAGATTGCACAACAGAAGTATTTCCGAGTGCATCGAACACAGTAAACTTTATGTCAAACGCTTTTTCAGGGTCAAATGACATTAAGCTAAAAAAGTATTCTACCTCACCGCTTGTGTCACTATTCCCTTTTGCATGATGCATTAATATTTTATACTCTGTTGCTCCCTGCTCTTTATATTCAATTACGATATCTTCAACTGGTTTGTCAGTTTCCCAGTTAAACGTATACCATAGCCACTGACCATCGTCTGAAAATTGTCCATCATTTCCAGCACGCCCGAATTTTGTAATGTTAATTCTAGGTGGAGTATATGCAAGTTCCCAAATTGCATATAAGGTTGCAGATGCATTTTCTTTGTATACTGCGCCCGGTGCGTAAGCTACTGTTGTAGCTGCTGCCGATGTTCCCCAGCCTTTAAAATTGTAGTTTGTTTTCGTAGGCTTAACACTAGACAATGTTAAATTTACACCGTAGGTCTTTGTCTGAGTCGCAGGTGCACCAGTACCGCCATTCGCATTATAAGCAACTGGATAGGTGTTCGCTTTCCAAACCGCATACAAAACATAATTAGAATGATTGCTACCACCCCAAGCTTGACCGGGTTGATAACTAGGAGATGTTGCCGTAGACGACAAACTCCATCCCAAAAATGAATATCCTGTCCTAGTTGGTCTAGCTGTAGATAGTTTAGTATCAACATTATAAAAATAAGTTTGTTTACCCGGTGCGCCAGTACCACCATTTGCGTTGTATGTTATTGTGTAAATAGGTAGTGCAGGAACACTAAAACTATTGGATGCTGATTTCGTCCCACCATATACACCACTCCAAGAAATATTGAATCCCATCGAGCAGCTAAACGAGATTGTTTGTGCGTATGTAGTTTTGTAAATATCTACATACCCCGAAGCCAATGTCTTAGTTCCATTGATTCCGCCTATGCTCGTGCTTCCGCTTGCAACTGTTTTTCCATTTATTACAGCACTATACGACTTTGCAGCCGAGGATGATGCAGCATAGCCGTGGAACACCAAATCAAGCACCCATTTACAAACATATTTTGTATCAGACTGCGAGGTGTTCGTGATTGTTAATCTAAGCTGCGGACTTGTGCTACTACCAAATGTAGGCGTTATACAAGATGCCATTATTTAACACCTCCTACCCATCTTAACCCCATGTTTCCGTTACTCCTTCGTTTCCATATAAATCCTTCATTTTCTCCAATCTGTAATTCGTTTTTGATTACAGCTTTTTGTATATACAGACTCTGATTGCTCACATAAGCAACTTTTGTAGACCCCTCTATAAAATCTACAGACGTGTTCGTGATTCGTACTTTAAACAAGTTGTCTGATTTCCCCAATTCGATGCAAGGGTCTCCGTTTTCATCTGTTGCCATTGTGATGTAAGCTGTTTTCTTTGCTAAATCGTCAGCAAGAGAATCTAAATTCTTAATTGTATTGTCGATTTCTTCTGTTTTTCCTGACAAGTCGTTCAATTCTTCTGTTGCTTTGTTTAGCGTTTGATTTATGCTTCCCATGTTAAATGTCCAGCCGTCAGAAGTTTGCGTCATTAAAGACGATCCGTTCTCGTCTGTAACCAACGTGGAAATCGAATCAGATAACTGTTTTATCGTAGATTCTGCAACCGTCACTCGTGCTGTGTTTGATGATGCAGCTTCATTTGCGTTAGCTGCTTCTGTTTGTGCATTCTCTGCGGTTTCTTTCGCTTCTGTAACCTCTTGTCTTACACTAGATGTTATTTCGTTCGATTTGATTTCGATTGCCGAGTCTGTTTCCTCTTTTGTGTAATATCCGCCAAGTGTCTCAGTCACTTCTTTTTTTGTTGCTGCTAATGCAATCAGATCTGCATTTTGCTTTATGCTTGTCTCTGCTTCTGTTACACGGACAGACAATGCATCCGCATCTGCCTGTGCTTTATCCGCCGCCTGTTTTGCGAGTAATGCGTCCTGCTGTGCTTTATCCGCCGCAGCTTTTGCATTGTCCGCCGCAGTTTGTGCATTCTGTGCATTAAGCTTTGCGGTATCTGCAACGCTCTGTGCTGCAACCGCATCTGCTTTCGCAGCATCCGCCGCTTTCTGTGCTTCATCAACTGCCGCCTGCGCTGCTTCTACCTCTTCTTTTGTTGCATCTACTTTCGATGATACATCCGCCAAATTCTTTTTCGCTGCGTCAAGGTCGTTTTGCGCAGTCAATACTTTGTCTGCTGCTTCGGTTGCTTTTGTTTGTGCTGCAACCGCATCTGCTTTTGCCGCATCTGCAGCAGCCTGTGCCGCCGCTGCATTTGTGTTTGCAGTGTTCGCAGTGTTCTGTGCTTCGGTTGCAACCTTCGATGCTTCGTCTGCCTTTGTCTGCGCTGCTGTAGCGTCTCCTTTTGCTTCTTCTGCAAGTTTTTGAGCAACTAAAGCATTTGCAGCTGCATTATTTGCTGTTGTTTGCGCATTTTCTGCGTTTTCTTTTGCTGTGTCAGCTGTGCTTTGTGCTTCTGTTGCTTTGTTTACCGCATTTGTAGCGTCCTGTTTGGCTTTGTCCGCCGTAGCTTGCGCCTGTGTTACCTTTTCTTGTGCCGCTAAGATTTCTTCTTCTGTTGCGTCAACACGCCCTTGTACAGTTTCCAAATCCTTTTTAGCCGCACTCAAATCAGCTTCTGCTTTAGACGCAACATTTTGCGCAGCATCCGCCGCAGCTTTTGCATTGTCTGCATTTGTTTGTGCGTCCGTAGCCGCCTGCTTTGCCGCATCTGCAGCAGCCTGTGCCTTAACTGCTTCGCTAGACGCTGCATTTGCCTGTTCTTGCGCCTTTGCGGCTGTCGATTGCGCCAAGTCAGCCTGCTCTTTTGCATTGTTCGCTGTCTCGTCTATCGTCTGCACCTTTTTTGCGGTTGTGGCGATTTCTCCAGCGTTTTGCGTTATCTGCGTCTGTAATGCTGCTGTAGCTTCTGTCAGGTCTGTTTTTCTCGCACAGTCGGTTTTCATCGTTGTACTTAATGTATCAAGATTTTTTCCAAGCGAATCAATTTCCTGCTGTGCCTTTGCTGCATCTTCTTTTGCCGCAGCCGCTGTAGTGCTCGCATTTTCTGCGTGTGTTTTCGCTGTTTCTGCTGTACTGCTTGCAGTTTCCGCTTTTTGTATTGCAGAGTCTGCGCTTGTCTGCGCATTACCTGCAGCAGTTTGTGCATTCTGCGCATTTAATTTTGCTTCGTCAGCATTCTTCTTTGCTTCATCCGCCTTTTTCTTTGCTTCATCCGCTGCAAGATATGCATTGTCAGCCGCCTGTTGTGCATTCTCAACTGTTTGCTGCAATCCTTCCACGTTTTCCACAACACCTTGCACAGCGTCTTGTGCTTCGTCCGCCTTTTTTTCCGCTTCTTGTGCGGATTGTGTAGCAGCATCTGCACTCTGCTGTGCTGCTTCCGACTTATCCAAAGCATTAAAAGACTCTTGCAATGCATCATTTGCCGTTTTGTCAGCTTTTTCAGCTTCCTCTTTTGCTTTCTGTGCAAGTTCAAGGGCACGTTGCGCAGACAGAGAGTTTTGCGCAAATTGATTTGCAAGGTCTGCAACTTTTTGACTTATGCCACTATCTTTTATCAGATATTCTCCAAGTGTTGCTTTTTGCTCTTTATCCACAATGGATGTTTCCAGTTTTAAGATTCTTGTCGATAAATAAAGTTCTCCGGCATCATCTATAATGTTCACTCTGTCGCCAATATGCACATTTTTCGGCATCTTCTTTATGTCAACTTCATAATTCACTTCGATTTCTCGTAGCTTTTTGAGTTCTGCAATTGCACGATTACAAAGCTCAGATTGACTCGTTGTGTCGTAACTAAATGTTTTAATTATGTGACCATTTGATTGATTTAATTTATTTGGTTCGTTGTTCCAAATGTACCTACTCCACTTTTTTACCGCTTCGCTGGAGCATACACGACCGTCATACACGGCAAAATCACCATCGTTGTAGTTGTAACCGTATAGAGTAATAGGTTTATCAGACCCTTCCGGCGTTCCGCCAGTAGCAACTAAGGATGTTGCTAGATTTGCGATGCTTTCGCTTGTAACAATGCTGTCGATTTCTTTATTTAGCCTTAAGCTTACGCCAATATCTTGTCCACGTTTTTTGTAAATGTTAATCAACTTTTTCGTGATCTCCATTCCTTTTACTTCAAAGCTGTAAGATATTTCTGCATTGTCAAATTGTGTTGCAACGCTTGCGAGACGTTCTGTTGCTGTAGATTCACCGTCCCAAGACAATTTCCTTGTAAGGGTTTTAATCTCGTTTATTCCGATTTCAAAACCGGAATCATATGAAAATTTCTCAATATAAAAACTAATCGGATACGCTTTATCAGCTGTATATGCACCTACAACCTCGTTCACAAGGTCAAGTCCTGCATCCTCTGCATATAAGTACACAGTCTGTTTTTTCGTATCTTTTTCCGTGTCTATGATTGTGTAAAATTCGTTTTCATCTCCATTTTTTCTAAGGATGTAATTACCGACTTTTGCACAATTAGACACTGCCTTCATAGTTTTTTGATTGTATGGTATTTTGCATTCAAATGTTGCAACACCCGATTCTACATCTTCCACTTTCAAATCTTCTATGATTCTCATTCCGCTTTGCAGGGATGTACTCGCACGACCGACAATATTAAATTTTCTATCTGCAAAATATATAATCACAAAAATACCTCCCTGTATCGGATTTTGAACGACGGTTTATATTCTTTTTCTACCCACTCAGAGTAGGATGTTCCGATTTGGTTCAGTCCCGGAGTGAGTACAAACGTCTCCCAATCATTTCCCATTGCACCAAGCGCAGGAGTTTCGACACCGTTTAATCGGATCTCTCCGTTTTTGCAATCTGCTTCCACGACATCATTTGCACTAAATTTGTTTGGGATGTCTCTGTATTGCTCGCAGTTATTTTTTACAAACTTAACCCAATACAACCCGTTGTAAGATAATGCTGCTGTTGTAGAATATTGCTCAAACGCAAACGTGATTTCGGTTGTTTTTACATCCTTAATCTCATCGTCTATAAAAGTTTTTGTCGTTCCAGCGATGTTAAATGTAACTTTATTTCCGACCTTTGAGATTGTAGAGGTTTTTACAGCGTTCTCTTTCGAGCCAAAATTATAATTTCCGTATGACAAATCTATTGTAATAACGTCCACTTTTGCTCCGTTAAGATAAAAAGTCACATCCGCAGAGTTTCCAGCACTGTTTTTTGTGATTCTTACCCCTGCAACATTCTTTCCGTTCGCAGCTGTTGCGACAGCCTGAAACGCTCCCATTTGCCCAGTCGAGCTACTTCCAATACACATTTTTTGTTTATAAGTAAGTGTGAAATCTTTCGCTCCAACCTCTCCCGATGTATCTGCACCGATTGCCTTTGTCATAGATACTCCGTGCCATTTCCCTGCTGCGCTGCCGAAACTAGACGGCGCAAGATAGTACGTCTCCGGCACGTCTGCAACATAATTGCTAATTGCAAAATTTGAGCATGCTGTTGCTGGCAGGATTCCGGCTTCTCCACCTACACTGTCTGTTCTGTCTACTTTGAATTGGATACCAGTTAAAGATGTCTGAGCCGCAGAAAGTCCAGTAATCGTAAAAGACATATTCGCAACATGTCCGCTTTGACCTCTCCAAAATTCAGATGGATTTTTGATTGTTACGCTACGCCAAGCACCACCGATGTACAAAGACCCACGCAAAGAAAACGGTCTACCAAAATATGATTTTGAATATTTAAGTGCGGTTGTAATAGACACGTCTATGCGTATAGAGTTTGCTGTTCTACCACTTGATTTTAGCGATACAGTATAATAAAAAGTCGGCTGATCTCGTGGAGTTGCTTTCCTGTACAACACGGTTTCAGATGTTTGTTTCGGATTCGCAGGTACTGCGTAAGATGCAACTTTCATCGCAATATCTCCGCTCTGTTGCACATCTGATGTAAGTAAATGTCCGCTGTTTAACTTCCAAAGATTTTTTGCTGCTGTGCTCAAGGCATTGCTGCTCTGAAAAGTTTGATTTGCCAATGTTTGTGACTTTTCATATTTTTTCTCAGTGTCTGTTTCTTCGGGGTCTCCAAGCTGCACGATTTGCTCATCCTCTGTAAAAAATGCTATATATCCACAATCACCAGCACCAGTAAGCGTTTCGGTTTCTCCATTGTCATTTACTTCTGTCTCTCTGTAAAACTCTGCTACTAAAGTCGGAGATGCCTTATAAGTCCCCTTGTAATCTATCAAAACACTAGATTCGTCAAGAGATTGGTACGCCTCGTACTCAACAAGCGAATACTTAAACGGATCAGCACAAAACAGTTCAAATTCTCCAACGACAGAATTTCTACCGGGTTCGACTTCTCCAATTGTGGACGGTGTTCCAGTATAAAACAAATCTTGCTCATCTCTAAAAATAAGCAGTGCATCACTTACGTTTAAGATGCTTGCAAGTTTGTTGTATGCGTTTCTAAAATCTTCGTTTGTCTTTGCTCTAATCTGATATGTAACCGTTATTGTCCTTGCCGGATAACGCTTGTACAGCACGTCTGAGCCGTCTCTGATACCAGTTTCAAACGATTCTATTTCCGGCGATAATGCTTCTCTGCCGGATACATGCAATGTTCTGTAACCATCTATTAAATTTTCTATATATTCTCCGTTAATAGATAAAGCTTCGGAGGGCAACAGACTCTCCGAAGCTTCTTGAACTTCTGTAACATCTATAAAATTGTACATGTTGCCCCTCCTAAACTAAACCACGTTTTCTTCCACCATGTTTCTGTATCTTGTTAAGTTCCGCTTCTGTATACGGCGCTGTAATTCTCGCAAATTCTTTTCCGTCAATATCCACCGGGACAATAATTGTGTATACGTTGTTACGAGTATACTCATATTCATCCGGCATTCCACCTGCATAAGCTAGTGTCATTTGTGGCATTTCGGCACTAGGTATCTGCACCATTTTTTTCGATGCATTCCAAATGTCTTTTACTTTAGATAAAATACCATTTTCCTGCCCTTCGCCAATATAGATACCATTCTTTTCAAATAATTTTGACGGTGAATGAATCATTGCTTTTGCACGCACTGCTTTGTCTGCCGCAGAAACCATCTGAGCCGCAGCACTCCTGATTGTGCTAAGACAAGACAACATTCCGTTTGCGAAACCTTTACTGATATACGCACCAGCAGAATAAGCACCACTGTAGCCGGATCTAAGCGATACCGTTACAGATGTAGTAATGCTTATTGCGATAACAGGAGCAGTTGCAAGACCCGACTGCATACCTTGTGTAAATCCAGTTCCGACTTTTTGCCCTGAACTTTTGGCTTTGCTTGCCGTGTTATCAAATGCATTTGTGATTGCTTTCATGGCGGATTTTGCTTTGCTTCCAAGTGCGTTCAGTCCGCTTTCCACTGTTTTTACAGATTTTTGCATACTTTTTAAGGATTTTTCGGTTTGTTTTGCACTCGACTGAATCGACTTCATGCTTGATTTTACAAGCTTGAGAGCCGCAGCCATCGCAATAACACCAACACAGCTTACAAGCATTGCAACACCAAACGCCGCAATCGCTACTGTACACGCAACTGACCCGGCTGTTAATGCAATAAATGCTGCTGTAGCAATAACTGCACCAGCACCTAGAGCAACACATGCAGCAAGCAGTGCCACAAATCCAGCTGCCGCAAGCAAACAACTCGCAGAAATGAGTGTTAAGGATACCGTTAGTGCTATCAAAACGACAGACAAAGCAGTAACGCCAACCACAGCCACCAATGCACCTGCACCGAATGCGATAATACCAGCCGCCGCAATCAATATCGATGCACCAAGCAGTAACGTACTAGCAGCCAAAACAAGTATTCCTGCTCCCAATACGATACATGCAACACCTGCTAAAGCCGCACCGACTGCAAATAAAGCCATAGCAATACCAAGCGCACCAATCGCCAACGCCCCCTGCATACCATACTCGCAAATTGTAGGCAAAATCGCCGCTACAATAGCAAGTGCGACAGAAGCAAGCAGTGCTGCAACACCAGTGAGAAGCATCGCAACTCCAAATGCAATCAATCCGACCGCTCCCGCTGTTAAAACAGGAGCAAAAATACCAAACACCGCAACCAGTGCTGCGATACACGCTGTAAGCAATACCATTGCGACAATAGCCGGAGTTCCGGCGTTTGCAAGTGCGATAGCTGCCAAAGACAACAATCCCATAGAGATAGCCGCAATCAACAAAGCTGCTCCAAGTGCAATAAATCCAACAGCACCTACAGAGAGTTGTTTTGCAAACACAGCAAATACAGCAACAAGTGCTGCGATTGCAATTACCATTCCTGCAAACACTCCAATCGCAAGACCTCCTGCATTCGCAAGCGCAATAGAAGCAACTGCTAAAATTGCAAATCCTGCGCTTATAAGTAATACAGCAACACCAACTGCAAACATAGCCTTTGCCATTGCATTAAGCTTCGCCGGGGATGATTTAATATTTTTCATCATCGCCATAATTCCGAGTGTAAGTCCGCCAACAGCCAAAGCCATTCCAGCCATAACGCCAATTGCAAGACCTCCTGCATCCGCAAGTGCAATCGCAGAATATGCAAGCAAAGCAAACCCACCAGCAACCATCAAAACGCCAGCGCCTACCATCATAAAAGACTTCGCAGCCGCAAGCATCTCTTTCGAACTCGTAGAACTAGATTTTCCAACCTTGTCCATTCCTTTCGCCGTCTTAAAAAGCTTCCCGGAAAGTCCTTTTAATCCTTTCGTTGCGAGCGATGCAATAGATTTTCCAAATGCAACCATTCCGGGGGCGACTGCATTTACTATCTTAAATGCTTTATAAGCAGCCGCAGCAGCAACTAAATAAGGCAAAGCCTTAGAAATCTCTTCCGCATGATCTGCAAAGAATTTCGCAACTTTTTTTATAATGTCACCAACCTCAGAAGCGATTTTTTTAAACGATTCCCAGTAAGGCTGTGCTGCTTTAATTCCAGCAGATACTTTTTCTGCGAGTGCTTCTCCGTCTATACCTTCTAGTTTGCTTGTAACTCCTTCGATTGCTTTTATTCCTTTTTTAGACAGCAGATCGAATGCAGGTGTGAGCTTATTTCCTAATGTTTCTTTCAATCCGTCCATTGCCTGCCCGGTTGTTTTCGCTTCTGTTGCAAGCTTTGTAAACGCATCGTTTGTCCCAACGGTCGAAATCGCATTAAAAAACTCTTCTGTCTTTACTTTTCCATCCTGAACAGCTGTTACCATTTCTTGCGTGCTCATTCCCATTTCTTTCGCAACCGCAGCAACTCCGGCTGGTGTCTGCTCTAAAATGAGTTTAAAATCTTCCCACGCAACTTTTGGCTTTGCTGCCATTTGTGTCGCCTGCATGGATAAGGTTTTCATTGCTTGCGTTGGGTTTTCTGCCGCCGCAGCAAGACCGCCGAAACCTTTTACAAGACTAAGCGTATTCTTTGTGCCGACAGCTTCTAACTGTGCAAAAGTAGACGCCATATCCGAGGAACTATAAATTGTATCTTGTGCAAAAGACTGTAATTCGCTTTTTACCTTGTTAATCTCGTCAGAATTTTTTCCAAACATACTCATATTGGAGTTAAATGTTTTCCAAGCCGCATTTGACGAGTCAATTTCTCCGATTAAATCTCTCGCTCCGCTTGTAACAGCATCAAACGCCTTTTGTCCTATGCCTGCAAAAACTCCAAAAGCAATACCGCTTTTAAGTTCTTTCCCGAGGGACTTTGTAGCATCTAACGCACCATTAATCGTGGAAGAAAATCCTCTATCTTGTGCAGATAATATTGCTCTTACTGAGTAGCTTTCTGACATTTTTCTTCCCTTTCTTTTAAAAACCTGCTAAGACCTGCAAACTTGCTTTCTTTCTTACTTTCTCCATTCGCCTGCCGAATTGCCTTGTCATAATCAAAGAATTTTTCGAACGTAGAATAAACAGGCTTCGTTTTGTTTTTACCTGCCTTTTTCTCTGCTTTTACGGCAAAATTCAAAAATGCTTGCTGGTGCACTCTATAGTCGCAATCTACTTGCTTTAAGCGTACACCTTGCATGAGCATTTTGTATTCCGGGATTGTAAGATTGTCTACTTCCGCAAAGCTTTTGTAATCAAGATAGCGAAAGCAGTTTAAAGCAACTTCGTTGTACAGTTCTTCTATGCTGTTTCTTGTTTCTTTCTCATTTTCTCTTTCTGCTTCTCTACCTCTTCTAGCAGATTCATTGTCACTTTTTTGGTAGCATTCGTTCTCTTTAAAAAATCGATCACACTTCCAAACAGAGCATCGATGTCTGTTTCCTCGTTGTCGATATAAGAGTCTAACAGCGTTCTTGTCACACGTGGAGACTGTCCTTTATTTGCACAGTCAAGCACATCAACCAAGTCCTCTAAATCTCCGTCAATTACTCCTGCAATCACATATTGCAATCCAATGTTTTTCTTTACATCCGGCAATCCGTCCACAGGTGTGCTAACTTTTTTATTTAATTCTCGTAAAAATCCCATACCAAAATTAAACTGGTACACTGCATTATTAATTGTTAATTCAAGCATTTTTTATCTCCTTATTCTTCTGTTTTAAAAATTTCTTCCTGAATTTTATATGCGTAATCTTCAAATTCAGCCTGATCTTTTCTTAATTCCACACGATTGACTTTGCAAGCTTCCTTGTCGATTTGATAAGGTAAAAATGTAATGTCTTTCGCATCGTTAATGACTGCTCGTAATCTTGCTATTTCCACGCCGTCTACAACCGATTTCTCTTCGATTGTAATGCTTTTTTTACCGTCTAACATGTTTATGCTCCTTTCGATTAAGCGCCTGTTTTCTTTGTATCTTTAAATACATAATTTGCAACTTCCTGTTGCTCTAAAGACACCGTTACATCTCCTTTTGCACCCGACCCATTTACGCCAAATGTAAGAGAGATTTCGACCATATCTTCGGCATTTGAGGATTTTTCCATTTCTGTCAAATACCCTTGAAAATACATGCCTTTAAACTTGTTCTCACCTAATTCCGCAGATTCCGCCAAGTTCGCTTCCCAGATTTCAATCAATTCGTCCTTGTCCATTGCAGCTTCCAATTCATCAATGAATTTGTCTCCTTTCGCAAGGATAGATGTGGCTGTAATTTCCGTTTCCGCCGCTCCCGGTGTTCTAATAGAACCGTCTTTTGTTACAGTTGCATCAGAATCTTTCGACTTTGTACGGCTGTTTTCTGTTGTGAATGCAAGAACAGCACCGTCTGTTGTAGATGCTTTACTTGCAATTCTGTACAAATACACAATTTTCTTTCCCGAAATCGCTTCGGCAAAAAGCTGTAAATCTAACTTTTTCATTTTATTTTCCTCCTGTTAGTTTAAACTCCACTTCCAAAATACCGTGTAAAAGCGGCGTTTTTGTTGTGTTGTCAGGTATAATTCTCTGTGTCACATGCAGCAAATCCCAAGCATATGCTTTTGTATGCTCAATGTTTCTGCAAATGTTTTTAATGCTGTACAGCATATTTGACACCGTTCCTCGGTTGCGTGGAGTATTGCTCCACACATGGATTGTTTGAAACACATTTCCAAGCACGGCACTTTTATTTGTGTCGTCTGTCTGTGTCATATCTCCTAGATAAACAAAAGGATACGGCGTACCTTCCGGCGGTAAAAAGCCATCGTATACGTCATATCCTAATGTTTCAATTTCAATTTTCAATTTTGAAAATAATTCCTGTTGTGGGTCAACACATTCCACGTTTTCACCCCTTTATTTCGTCAATTTTGACATATCTTTTTTAAACTTTTCTTTCTGCTCGTCAAATGCTGGCTTTACAAATGGTTGCGCATCCATAAATCTTGTGCCGTATTCGAGATAAGGCGAATACTCTGTCGTAGGTTCTGCCATCGCTGTTAAACCGTCACTTGATATACTCAATTCAATACTTCGTTTGGTTGTACCAGTCTGATAGCCTTTGTCAAAATCTGCGTTTTTTATCATTTTGTTAGCCATATCTGCGCCGTTTTTACGGACAACTCTTTTTACATCATCCATTTTCACGTTATTTTTAAGCTTATTTTGCAATTCGACAAGTCCTTCTAACTTGATTCTAGCCATTTTGTTGCACCTCGCTTGCTATAAACGTGTGTTTTGTGCGCAATTTGCGTTCTTTATCAACACGATATACTGTGTCTCCTACACGGACACGGTCAAACGGAACTTTATAATGATTTTGCAATCGGATTGTAACGGATTTTTCCTTTATGCTTCTATATAACTGCAGTTTTGTTTCATCGCCTGAGTCTGTCACAGATGCGTAACGCTTTACTTCTTTTACTGTATCAGGCGCATAATCTCCTGTATCCGGGTTGTATGCGCCCGGTGTAATGTGCTGAAAATAAACTGGTGTGTCATATCTCATCACAAAAACCTCAACTTTCCTCGCCTGCTGTCTTTCTGAGACTCCAAAAACGCATTTATATCGTCCTTAAATTCGTCAAAATCATTTCCTGAGTAGCTTGTACTTTCTCCCTCGACAGAATGGCTTGTAAGACCCTCAGAACCGATTCTGTTAAATCTTTTTATAGATACATCAATCACAATATATTGCATATCTTCCGGCGGCTCTATACCGCCAAGAAGAAGCTTTAAACGTGATGTTGTATTATAGATGATAGACTTTAGCCTTTCGTCTCTGTCAGCGTCCGCATCATCTTTTGCAAAGCCAAGCATTTGTTTTAAGGATTCTAATGTTTTAGCTGCATCCATTCCACCACCTACTTTTTAACAGATGCTTTTTTCTTTTTAGGTGTTTTTTCTTCCACTTTTTCGATGAGTGGCACACACTGCTTGTTGTCGCTTCCGGCAAGTTCTGCAAGACGTTCCTCTGTCACTTCCGTTCCTTCACGTGGGAAAGTATCTCCCACGTTGTATGGATGGTTTTTATCTTGCAAATCTGTAAAGTATTTAATTACTTTGTACATACTTAATTACCTCCTATGCTCCTGTGTTTTAAGCTGCCAAAGGAGGTTCAGTGATTGTTCCAATTACAATTCCTCCAAGATTTTCTGCAAATAATCCAACTCCGGAAGCTGCAACCGTCTCTGCTGTAAGATTGTTGTATACCGCTTCTGTGTGGATGCCAATATAACCAGTTGCATCCGCTGTAAGGTTAAAAGCAAGACCCATATCCTGCGATGTAACAGGGATGTAATAGAGTACAACGTTATCTGCTGCTGTTGCGTAAATTTTGCCTTTTGGAATATCGGACGCAAGGATTGCAGTTCCCATTCCGAGGAAGTTCTCGATGTAAGACATTCCGAATGCTGTCTGTGTTGTGATTTGTGTTTTACCGAGGTAGTCAGCAACATCAAGCGGATTCATAAAATATACTGTTTCCACAGCTGTATCTTCGTAGAGCACCTGCATCTGTCCCCAAACTTGTGCCATTGCAGCTTGTAATCCTACTCCTGTCGCTTTTCCTGTTCCTTTTCCTAACATCGTAACAAAATCTTTTCGAATACCCTGCTGGATATCTTTCAGCATTTTGCTGTTTGTGTCATTTACAGCCTGTCCATATCCTTTTTCAGAGATAGATTCCGCTGTTGTCTGCTTTCTCCATTTTTTCAATACCGCTTCGCCGATGGATGTGTATGTAGTTTTGTATTTAGAGAGAGGAATCACTTCTCCTTCTGCTACAGTTCCACTTGCAAGCGTTCCTGTTACTTTGTAAACCTTTAAATTTTCCCCTGCTTTCTTCTCAATTTTACGAGTTGTTCCAAGCATTTTGAGTAATGTCTGAATGCCGGACACAAATCTTTCTGTAAAATCTACATCTCTCACTTTTGCAAAATCAGCTGATTTCTGCATGTTCGCATCAACTGCGAATAACTGTAAGTTTAATTTTCTGTTTCTGTTCATGTTGTTCTCTCCTTAAAAATTAAATAATTCTCTGTTTTCGAGCATTTTCTGCTGACGTAATTCAGGATCACGAATCTTCATAATCTCTTCTTTCGTCATTTTTGCTGTTCCACCTGTTCCTTTGCGTGGTGCTTCGCCTTTTAAGCGCTCTTTCACTGCGCTTTCTACAGCTTTCGAAAAACTGTCTGCGAACGCTTCCACAGCTGCTTTGGTTTGCTCCGCATCTGTACTAACAAACATTGCAAGCAAATCATCAGATACAGAGATATTGCTTTCCACAAGCATACCTCTTGCAGTTTTTGTCATTTTTGCAATAGAATCTTTGCGCTTGTACTCGTTTAATTCACTTTCAAGCTTCTCTTTTTCATACTTCTCTTTTTCTGCCGCATTCATTTCTGCAAGTTTGGCTGCTTCATCTACTTTTTTTTGTTGATCTTTCTGCCACTTCGCAAATTTACGGTTAATAATTTCGTCTAAATCTGCATCGCTGTACTTTTTTTCAGGTTCTCCCCCATCTGCTCCGTTTCCTTCTTCGCCTTTGCCGGATGTGTCGCCACCCTCTGCGCTTTTTACATCCTGTCCGCTTCCATCTTCTGCAAAAAGCTGTAAAAACAGTTTCTTTTTCATGTTTCTGCTCTCCCTTTTTTAATCTTGTCTTGATTGTTTCCGTAGATTTTAAGGCGTTCAACGCTTGCGCCATTTCCTTACCTTTTAACGAGTTGCAAGCCTGCTCAATTTCACATAGTCCGGGTATTCATCTGCAATCGCACGAATCCCAATAAAAAAAGAATCCAACAGAATCTGCGCACGTTCTGTTAAATTCTTATATTGTATAACGGCGTTTCCTGCCGATATATCGCATTTTAAAAAATCACTGGTTAGTTTATCGACCGAGTCAATAAAAACTTGTGTAAGCGTGGATACGGCGGCACAGACAATGTCTTTCCCATGCTCCGCATATCCTGCATGACCTTGTATGGACACATATCCATAACCTATCGTTATTTCAATCATTCTTTCTACTCCGTTTCTACTTTCTCAAAATAGTTCCCGAGTAAAGCATCAGGTGGAGCAAATAAAGGCTGCCCACTGTCTCTAATACAAAGATACAGAGCGCTCTCGTATGTATAATACAAACCTTTATACACCTGCATTGTTTGGTCGTACGGAATCGGGTCATCCTTCTCTCCTGTGTTTGTCTCATTTATACGCTCGTATAACGATGCTGTATCAATGGACGGTGGGTATACCTCTTGTGCTGTATGCTTTTGTCTTACTTTCCACAAATCGTCTTTGTATGTAAGCTTAAAACCTTTGTCCAGTGTAGTTCCAATCAGTTCCTCAAACGCTGGGTAATATCCTTTCATTCGCAAAGATGTCTGATCATCAATAGCGACAGTGTTTACAAGATTCTTTGCAAGCAAATCAAATACTTCTCTCGGTTCTAATGGTCGTTTCAATTCTTTCTTCTTGTACGCTTCCACAGCTGCTTTTACTGCGTTCTCTTCTTCTTCTGTCATATCAACAATAACGCCGTTTTCAAATTTCAGCATTTCCCTTCCTCCTAATTTTTTGCATAAAAAAATCGCCATTAAACGGCGATTTCTAAATTTCATATGAAATTTTCTGTTTAAAAATTCCCTTTTTAAAATCAGAACGATTTTTCCCGTACAGACTTTTTATGTGTCTTTTCGGCGCTTCTTCCATTTTCGGTGTTTTAACAACCTCAATTGTATCTTTACCAAAATCGAAAATAACTTCGCCAGTTATGTCATCGCAACGTGCGCCATATGCATACGTTACAGATTCGTTCGTGTTGCTTATATAGTTACAATATACCATATGGCTCACCTTCTTCCCCTAAGTCTTTTTCAAGCTTTGCTTCCCAGTCATATTGTTTTTTTGCACGTCTATGTGCTTCTGCTATTGTTAGATTATACTCTTTTTCAAGCGTACTTTCAAGCAATTCATGCTTCAATAACAAAATATCTCTTTCAACTTGCGTTCCGTTGTATAGCCTTTCCCACGCAACAGCCATATCATAATCAGGAGATAGCATACCATAACCATCATATTTTTTGTGTTTGTTGTAAAAGATATGTCTTTTTATCTGTTTTATATCTTCTTCACTAAATCCCGAGTTTTTCGCTATTGTAGATATATCATTCCTTCGACTTATTTTTCTATACGCTTTCGATGCATCTTTATCTTTTTTGTCGTTTTTGTCGTAAGGCTCATACCATTTACCGCCTGTTATATCTTTACCGCCTGTTTGTCTTTTCCAAGATGCTTTACCACGCTTCTTCCACTCTTCTGTAGTTCCGCCCTTGTCCAAATAATCAAGCCATGCTTCGTACTCTTCGGAATCTTCGTATGGAGCGACGGAGCATCGGCAATGCGGATGCATCGGTGCAGCATTCTCTCCGGGCATCATATCTTTTACTTTAAAATGTTTCCCGTCTAGCATTTCGCATACAGGGCAGCAGCCTGTGTTTGCAACAAACTCATATAATTCAAAATCATTTTCTTCAAACGATTTCTTTTGCGCTGCTGTTTGTACTCTTGCAAGTTCTGTACGCATAAGGCGTTCTGCATTGTGTTTGCTTGCACCAAATTTTTTCCGTATTTCTTTTGCGAGTACACGTGGGGTTTTCCCTTGTATCAAGCCGCTTTGCAGCAATTTACTAAGATCTGCTTTCATCAAATCTTGATACATCCATATACGGTCGGAAAATTTGGCGTTATGGAAAGAAGCATTTACAATTGATTCCGCAAATTTGCTATTGTTTCCTATCGTAGCACCGAGAATCCCTGCTTGCCGCTCCATTTCCTCCACTGTTCTTCCTTGCAAGATTTCTTGCATGAATTTCTCTAACTCGTCATACCCTTTTATCAGTTCAACGCCGATATTTGCTTTTAAGAGTTCCAATCTATTTACTTTCATAGTCAGATTGTACAGGCGCATCTCTTCATTTGCCGTTTTGGAAAACTCTCTGTCTTTTACATACCGTTTTGCTTTACGCTCATACGCTTTTATATCGAGCATAGAAGCCTTTTTCTTTGCTTCGGCGATAGAAATACCCTCTGCTTTTGCATAACGTCCAAAAAAGCCATCTATCTCTTTTTGAATAGCATCTAACATATTGTCATAAATTTCATTTATGCGTTTGTCATATTCTTTTTCGTTTGTTATGTAGTGTTTTAAGGCTTCCGCTTCACGTTTATTCCAGTATTCTCTACTGCTCATTCATTTCACCTTTCAATATTGCCCTTGCTTCTTCTTTGCTAATTCCGATGGCTGTCTTTATCAGATTCACTGCTTGCCCTTCCGTAATAAATCCGCCAACAAACTGCGACATTATAGCAAGAAGGCTTTGCGTCTGCGCACCGTTCAGCACCTTTCCTTGTACTTCTGTTACTCCCCCCCCACCGTTCTGACTGTACGGCTCGTCTTCAAGTTGTTCGGAATTACCGAACATCACACGATCAACAACCGTTTCTTCCTGCGGTGCGTTCTCTTCCTCGATTCTGTTCAACTCTTCCTGCACGTTGTCAACAGCAGAAATCACTTTCAACTGCGTTTCGTGGCTTGTGATTCCTTCCATTTGTGCGGCAATCTGCGCTTCTTCAAGAAGGTTTGCCGGGAAGTTAGGAGTAAATGTATATTTAAGCTTTACCCATACGTCTGCTGGAACTTTAGAAGCTGGATGCCCAAACAGCAGCTTATATCTGCGATTCATTCCGCTTGTGAACTTTCTTTCCTTGGTCTTTTCAAGGTTGCTCATAGCCTGCAATTTGTATTTCAAGGCAATTCCTGAACTTGCGCCAAAGTTTTCATCAGAAATATTTGCAACCATGCTAATTTGAAAGATAAGCCGTTCCAATCTATTCAAAAGATTCTCTTGTGAAGTATCATTTGAAGGCTTGTCCATGAACTCAACAACAATTTTTTCGAAATCGTCACCGTAAAAGTTCGCAATACGGCTGTCACGGATAAATTGCACGTCATCGTCACTCACTTCCGCTCCTAAAACTTTCAGATAGCAATCTGCAAAATAATCCACATCATTCGCTTTCTCTGAGATTGCTTTGTTATATGCGTTTACCATCGACATAACAGGCTCAAAAATCCCCTGTCTTTCTGCATTCTCTACATATTCTGTCGCAGGCACACCATCAAAATAGTGCGGCTGCCAGTCGTCCTCTAACCACTCAATACCGCCTGTAATTTTAAAATTACGCACGCCGTATCCATCAGATATGCTTCCCCATTCCGTGTTATCATTGTCTGTATATCTGCGCACAAAAAACATAGGACGCTCAATGATAGATTCATCATAGATCATAAATGCTTCAAGCGGCGAAAGATATGTGATGCATAGTTCAGATTTTTCATCTGTATAATACATTTCATACCCTTTTCCGTAGATGCTGCATATCTTTGACAGTTCGGCGTTATTGTCGTCTTGGTCGTTGTATTGCTCTATATACTCTACAAATTCAGACACCTTTTCATCGTCACATGTAACTTTAATTGGATTCCCGATAAAAAAACCGTTCATTGTGTCCACGATGTACTTTGGGAAATTCACAACGATACGGTTATCAGGCTTATATGATGGTTTTTCTTGCGCATGTAAAATTTCGTGGTCGCTTGTATAGGCATCATAAAATTTCTGATATCTGTCTGTTACTTCTCTTTTATGCCTGTCCAAGAACTGTGCAAGCAATTCTGTTGTTATCTCTGTAGCTTTTGGTAATCTAAACATTATATTCCCCCTAATATTCTTCGGTTCATCTTCGGTTTTCCCCTTCGCTCATCCTCGATAGAATAACGTAGCATAGCCATCGCATCATCAAAAAAGTTTACTGGTTCGTCTAAATATTCCCCAGTCTTTTCATTCTTCTGCCATTTCCACTGCTGTATCTCTTTTATTGTGTTTACGCAAGACGGATGTATATGAATCTTGTGCTGCTTCAAATGGTCTATTTGCGCCTTTACGCTGTTCGGGTGCTTCTTTACTGGTAACGCCCTGTACCCTGCTTTTTTCCACATCTTTATGCGGTCAGGCTCTGCGCTGTCGCACCACATTTTTATGTCTTTCCTGATTTCCTTTTTGTCGGCAATCCTAATCAGTTCGGACGTGTCCTTTTCAAACTCATAGATTTCCCGACACAAATATAATTCTCCGTCTTTAAAACCAACCTCTCCGATACAATCAGCGTGGTTGTATCCAAAGTCCTGTGCGTTAACCATATAGTCAAACCGCTCCGGCGATGTATCAAATTCTTCTATGATGTAATTCGACAGGATAAGACCTCCAATTTCTCCCCATTCGCCCAATCCATAAATGCGATATCCTTCGGGGTCTACTATCTTTCTTCTTTCCATACGTTGCCTGTATGCATCATCAATAAAGCGGTTTCCAAGATACGTGCTGTGATGCGTCATAACGTTTGGATCTGAAATATCAAAGAAGATTTTCTTTATCCAGTGGTTTTTGTTTACCGGGTTGAATGTGCATCTTATTTGATAAAATTGCCCTTCCGGCAACTGTCCCCTTAAACGGTCATCTATGATTTCAAAGTCTGATTGTGTAATTTCTGTTGCTTCTTCTATCCATACATCTGTAAGCTTCCCTTTTTTGAATGTAATAGATTTAAGTTTCTCCCTTTGCTTCTCATCATTCACACCACGGAATATAATCTGATTCCCGTTGTGCTTGCACTCGAGCATTAAAGGAGATTGCTTTATTTCCCAATATAGGTTGTACTTATCCCCAAACATACGAAAAAGAGCACCTTGCAATTCTGCAAAAGTGCTGTCCCTGTTCGTTATATCTGATTTTCTAACGCATAGAAGGTTTCTTCCTTTGTCCTTCATAAGTCTTAAGATGTAATGCTGCGCTGTGTCTACGCTCTTACCGCTTCCTGCAGAGCCGTTCATAATTACATAGCGTTTCTTGCATCTGTCAACCTCTTTAAATCCGGTATTCATTTGCACTTTAATCTGCATTTGAATCATCCCCATAATCAACAACAATGTTCAAATCCATATCAACTTGCTGTTCAACCTTTTCTGTGTAAAGTCCATAACGCTTTCCAAGCAATTCAGCAGCTTTTAAACGCTCTTTTTCGTCAGGTGATTTATTCATACGACTTGCTCGGGACATTCCTTCGCCAATGCCTTCAATAACAACAATTTCAGACAGTGATTCACCACGCATCACTGATGTTAGGTATTTCAGCACTTCATCCTGATCAGCAATTAACTGTGATTCCTTTTCAGCCATTCTTTCGTCAATATATTTTTTCAGTTCAGGTTTCTTCAAGTTTTCAACACCAATTGAATAAGCTGTTTTTTTTGAATATCCTGCCCTTATTGCTGCTTGAGTTGCGTTCAGGTCAATCAGATATTCCTCGCAAAATCTCTTTTGTTTTGCGGTCATTTTTTCCATTCCGCAACACTCCTTTTTATTTTATGTAAATGTAGTCCTGCCAGCACCATAGTGACAGCCGATTGCTGCCAAAGAAAGGAGGTATGGAAATTTACGAAAACCATTTTGCTGGTGCTGTGCACGCTACACGATATTGTCTTTAAATAAAAGAAAGCACCCTGCTTATGCAAGATGCCGTCTTTCGATGGATTAAGATTAAAGAAAAGTTATTTCATGCTGTTTTCATTTCAGCATCATAACAATATCATGTTTTTAAAATAAAATGTGATATGTTTTTGCTATAATCCAATCAAATTTACTTTAATTTAGTTTGTTTTATACGGTTTCGGAAGTGGTTTCCATGCTATTACATTGCTAGGGACATTTATGTCCTTAGCTTCGTCCATGTGTGAGCGGATGATTTCTGCTACATATTCAACTCCTCTTGCATATCCTTTCGCTTCATCAAACTATAAACCTTTCACTTTCTTTTTTCTCTTTCTTCTCGTCCCTGCGTACATAAATGCAGCCATGTTGCCTTTTTTATATCCAGCAGATTGTCTCATCTTTCCGTTAAAGCTATGTTTTACTTTTGTTTTCATTGTTCTGTTCCTCCAATATTTTTCTAAGCCTTTCTAACGCTACACCGTGCCTATATGTAGACCATCCGTATTCTTTGTTGTTCATGTTCGCCACTTCCTTTAGCGAAAATCCCTGCACATAAACTTGATATAAAAAATCCCGGTTCTCGTAGTCGAGCAATTCTATTTTTTTAATGATTTCTCGTCTTTTAGAATAGTATTCTACTATTTTTGCAATCAGTTCTTTTTCCAAGTCTACAAACGAGCATACAGCATCCGCCATTTTTTGTTTGCTTCCCGAACTCTGCACACGTTCTTCCCCAATTGATGCTGTTGTTTTTATTGCAATGTCCCTCAGATATTCCAGTTCTTCTTTCATATGCTTTATGTTCAGATCAATTTCTTTGATCTGTCCTAAGTATTCTTTAACGTCCATTTCCAACACCCTATGCAATTACTTTTTCAAGCAGCTTCTCATACATTTCTTTGTAAAAATCACGCTCTATTTCTAGCTTTTGAGATTCTTCATTTTTTGATGCTTTTCCAACTTTAAATTTAAGTTCGTTTTTTAAACCCGTGTTTTCTTTTAACAGCGATTCTTTTTCTGTTGTTAAATCAAATATAGTTTTTTCGTATTCCTCAGTTTTTATTTTTTGTGCAAGCCATTCTTCCGCATCAACTGCTTTTTCTTCGCACATTCCAAGGCTTTCTTTTATTTTTTCAAATCCTAAGCTTTCCTCTACTTTTTCGATGATTTCCGCAAATTCTTCTTCCGTCAATGTTCTTAAAAACCTTCTTAGATTTTTATTAAAAACATAATTGATTCTGTTCGTGTCTGTGTATTTTTCTCCTTGACAAACAACTCTTGTAAAGTTTCCTGTAGCTTTGTCACTCAATTGCAATACACAACATGTATCCTCATGTACTGCAACAATCACAACTTCCATAAATCTTCCATCCGCTCTTTTTGCTTCGTAAATTTCTCCTGCCTGAATATCCATTCTGCTTCCTCCTTCTGTATTCATAATCGCTCTGAATGCGGTATAATCTGTATAACCCGATCCATTTTTCAAAATGTCATTTCTATTCATTTTTCACTCACTTTCTTTCAACTCTTCGCACACTTCTTTCACGATTTCATGTTCTTTTGCTGCATCTGTGTCATCATTACAATAATCATGTGCGTACATCTCTACATACTCATCTTTTGTTCTGTTTCGCTCGCTCATGGTCTAACATCTCCTCATCTCTCTGCATTCTTTGCAGCCAATTTTGCAAAATCCCTGTTTGCATTTGTCGCACATCTCTTTCTGTGTCTTGTAAAATGTGCACTCTCCATATCTGCAATAAAGATTTTTTAATGCCGTACATTTTTCACCGCCCATACGACCACTCACTTTTCTGTATGCAAAGCAGTCTTTTTTCGCTTCTTGTTTATATCCCATCTTTATTTCCCTTGCCTTTCTTTACTTTCTCATATCAAAAAACATTTCTCTTGCTTTTTCTCTTCTTCTGCTTGCGCCTTCTATTCCCTCCGGCGTGCAGTGTTCTAAAATCCGGTCATAAATTCTTGCATAACCGATATTTTCGTTATTCTTTATCTCGCTCATCGTAAGATTTGTGGTTACAATTAGAGGTTTTCCACATCTGCATCTAGCATCAACGATGTTGTACACCTGCTCTTGCATATACTCCGAGTTTCTTTCCGCTCCTAAATCATCTATGATAAGCAAATCATAGATGTTTAAGCCGTTAATGTACTCTTGCTTGCCCTCAAACATCCCATGTATTGTATTAATCAAGGTCGAAAAGTTTGTCATTAATACCCTGTATCCTTTGTCTATTAATGCATTGGCAATGCAAGCCGCAAGGAATGTTTTTCCCGTTCCAACATTCCCATGAAAAATGATTCCTTGGTTTTTACGCTTATGCTCTGCGAAATTTTCTGCATACCTTTTTGCAAAATCCGATTTATCAGGATTTTTTCTGTCGTCATTCTCAAACGTGCATCCCTGCATATTCGTTCCCTGAAAGCAAACGCTGCGTACTCTTTCATATTCACGCTGTCGTTCAATTTGCTTCTGCTTTTCCAGCTCTTCTTGTCTACATTTGCAGATGCAGCGAACTTTTCGCTCTTGATTTGTAAATGGATTTACAATAACAACCTGTGTCGGTGCATGACATACAGAGCAATGTAACAAACCATCTTCGCCAACATATTCATTTTCTACCGCAGGAACTTTTTCGCTTATTTCATCCGCTATTTTGTCAATCGCTTGTCCGATTCCCATTTTCCTTTCTCCTTTCTTTATATGCTCTGTGACGCTCATTTTGCGCCTAGATTGCATTTTAATGTGTTAAGCCTAATACTTTATTACCTAACACACTAAAACGTCTTAAATCTTAAAATAAGCCTTCAAGTGGATCGTCTTCGTTTTTCGCAATATGATAGCTTCTTTCATTTCTCTTCGCTGTCTTTGTTACTACGTTATTCTGTTCTCTCCTGCTCCAGCTTAAAATAGTCACATAATGACTCTTATAAGCCTTTCCAGTCGATGCCATATATTCCGACAGTCGCTCAATCCTGTTTTCCCAATCCGGGAACTTGGTTTTTAACTTGTCCAATTCCTCGTCTGTAAGCAACACATTGTTATATTCGCCATATTTGTGCTTAACAGGCTTGTCCTTCTTCGGTTTTTGAGCGGTTTTTGTATCTTCCGCTGTGTCGGAAGTGCAATATATATATTCTTTTTCTTTATCTTTATCTTCTTCTTTATCTTCTTCTGTTGCGTTACTGTCACGCTCTGTAGCGTTACATGTAGCGTTACAAGATAATAATTTTTGCTTTTCCCTGTGTTTCGCAACTCTTTTTCTCGTCTGCTCTCTGATTTTTTCAAGTGCTTCCGCATTCTGATGCTCTTCCCAACCCGGAATCATCAAAAGTCTTTCGTCCATTATTATCATTTCTAGCTGTTCTAGTGATTTCAACGCAATTTTCACTGTGTTTTCTTCAAATCCAAGTTCATCAGCTAGCATTTTAGGTGTATATGGAATGTTTTCTGTCAAAAAAATCATTCCCCCTGAATTGCATCTTCCAGCCATAGTGAGAAGCATCACCCAAATCAGAACAATGTTATTTCCTTCAGGAAGCTTTCGCAAATGCTTTATCTTCCTGTTGTCAAACATATCAGTTGTGATCTTTATCCACTTAACATCCGCCATGACTACACACCACACTTTCTTGCATAATCAATGAATTTCCCTTCGTTCACAGTTCTGAAGCCTTCTACTGTAGTATTTGCACACAATTCAGGATGACAAGATTGAATCTTCTGTCTTGTTCTTCTTACACTTTCAAACTGCGGAAATCCATAGTTTTTTAGATTCATAAAGAATCTTGGTATTGTCATTTTTTCTATGTCGATATTGTTTCTTTTGCCAATCACAGAAAGAACGTGATAATAAAGTACATTATCACTGTTTCTTGTTTCAGGTACTTTTTCAAGAATGTCTTTCACAAGATCAGTTGTTGTTTTCAAGTTGTCCATTTCATTCACCTTCTTTTTTTAACGTCATTCCAGCTTCATATTCTCTGTATATTGTCATAAAGACATCAAGCGGCATAATTGCAACCCATTCACAGTTGTTTTTTCGGTGGAAAACAACCGGAAGCTGTTCTGTTCCCTCACTGTCCCTTTTTGCCTGATCAACCGCATCATACAACTTCAGTTTTTCTGTCCTCTTGCATTCAACATGGATGTGCGGAAGTCCAACAAGATCAGGCTGCCCATCCTCTGCTTTTCCGTTGTACTGTACAGACCTTCTGACATCATAGCCATATTGCCGCAATGCTTTTGCAAGATCCAGTTCCCCATTCTTACCTTTATTCTTTGAATTTATTGCCATTGTGTATATCTCCATTCATAACCTTTGTGTGTTTTTGATTCGCCTTTCAAACATGCTTGTATATGGCGAAAATCAAAACCATTTCTTGATGCTTCCCTTATAGAATCCCATTTTTTAATGAGTTTCCCATCAATAGAATATTGTTCAATTGGATGCCCTTGTGCTTTCTTCATTCTCGAATGTGCTGTTCCATATTTTGTGTTGTATTTTCTAGTACACCATTCAAGATTGCCAGCATTATTGTTTTGTTTATCTTCATCTTTGTGGTTCACTTCTTGAAGATTTTCAGGATTTGGAATAAACGCTTCGGCAACTAACCTATGCGCAAGAAAATAGTAATGCTTACCTTTTTTTGACAAGCAATATACAACATATCCACGATTGTTTATTCTTTGTTTTAATAATCTTCCAGTTTTCTTGTTCATAACATCACCTGCATCAGATACAATGTAATTATCAAAACCTTTTATACGTTCAAACCGTGCACCTTTTTGTTTGCTGTTTACCGCCATTTTTCTTCCTTTCCTCGTAGTGCAAGCAAGGCTTGTCATTTTCCTTGCCTTTGCACTCAAAAAATTTTTCGCAATGTATGCATTCTTTTGTTTTCATTGCGCACACTCCTAACTAAACGGCAAGTCTTCGTTTAATCCATCAGGAACATTCATAAAACCGTCAGATTGTCCATATGCCGAATCACCCGCTGAACCTGATGACTTGCTTTCACAGAATTCATGTTCTTCCACCACAACATCTGTTGTATATACTTTTTGACCATCTTTGTTTGTATAGTTTCCAGTCTGTATTCTTCCAACAACAGCAATCTTTGTACCTTTGCGAAGGTACTTTTCAGCAAATTCACCGTTTTTCCCAAGTGAAACACATGGAATGAAGTCTGCTGTCTGCTCACCTTCACGTTTGAATCTCCTGTCTACTGCTAATCTATACCGGGCAATAGCTGAAGAATTTTCACCTTGTGAATATTTAACCTCAGGATCAGCAACAAGACGCCCAATCAAAATAACTTTATTCATGCTCTTTCCTTTCTGCTGGTCTAACCACCTACCAGCAGGGAATTAAACAATTAAGAAATAACAATAAATCCTTCAATACCTTTCAATTTAATACTGTTCATGTCTTTCATTTCCTTTCATTTTTATTTACCAAACAGTACACTTTTTGCATCTGTTGCTGGTTCGTTTACAGATTCTTCAGTCTTTTCAACCTGTGCTTCCGGCTGTTCAACTGTTTCATAATCAATAACTTCCGAATCTGCTTCAACATAGTTAACACTTCCTGATTCATCAGTGAAGGTCATATCATTTTCTAATGCGCTTTGAAGCTCAATAGACATGATTCCCCACTTGCTAATCAACTGTCTCAACATGGTTTTATACGCCATTCCATCAAAATTCTTTTCCCAAAATGTATATCCTTTTTTAGCTCTATAACCCTGCGAATATTTCATTGCATGATTTTCCATCTGCTTCTTTGACCAATAGATTGCCTTCCTGAATCCGTTTGTAAGTTCAAACATGGCGTAATATCCGATTGTTTCTGCTTCTTCACGTTCATCCCATTTATCAACCATCAAATTGATCTTGATGTCTTCATTGAGCGGGTCAAAATATTCAAGTTCACCCTCCTTGATCGCAAGCACATTCAGTTTTTTGTACTGCCCTGAACGAATTGCAAGCTGAATATATCCTTTATATCCAAGCTGGAACTGTGCAACCTTGCCTTTGTTCTTATCGTTAAAAGGCACAAGATAATAATGTCCAAGTTGCGGTGATGGTGATAGCTTAAGTGATTCTCCAAGTAACGCCCCTGATAAAATTGAAGGATTTGTACATTCCTGAAGCGCTGGATTTGTGTTGACCGCTGAAATGATTGCAGCCATGAAACGCTGTCCATCTTTACCGCCAACAACTTTGTTAATCTGATCCTTCACTGCATCCTGTGTCAGATATGCTGTTAAACCAACTTTCTGATTTTTTCTTGCTGCTAAACTATTATTTACTGCCATAATTTCTCTCCTTTTCTTATTTCACTAAATTTTCTAAAGTTGTCTTTATTCCACTAAAATTTCTAGTTGTTAAATATTTTTTTGTATCAAAGAAAATCAGTTCGCCGGATTCTTTGTTAAACCCAGCAGAAACACCATTTCTGATGCAAGTCTGCCTTAATAGTTGTAATACAACTTCAAGTTCCTGTTTTGTATCTTCATTCATGCTTTTTCTCCTATAACGGTTTAAATAAAATATTTCTATTATCAAAGAATTCCTTCAGTGCAAGTGCATCAGCTGTTGTCAACAATGCTTTGAAACTGATCCATTCCTTCTGTTGCTGCGTCTGTTCAAAAGCCTGTCCTTCAATGTTTTCAATACATTCACCCATGTCTGTTTCAAGTGGGGTCATATGTTGTGCAAATTCTTCTTCAGCTTTCTTCGATTCCGCCTCAGCCTTCAGTCTTGCCTGCTCCGCTTCATGTGCTGCTTTTGCCTTTTGCATTTCTGCCATTCTATTTGCTTCCGTAATCGCTTTTTGAATGTCAAGGGTAGAAATATATAGTTGTTCCGCTTCAAACGCAAATTCAGGCAAAACACGAAGCGTTTCGAGGTCTTTTTCAATCTTTTCTTTCATCACTTCCATTGCGCCTTTAATAGATTTTAAAGATACGGAAGCATTAAGAAATTTTGTGTCATAGACTTTTTCGAAGGATACCCACTCCGGAAAATCTACTTCTGCGAAAATCTCCTGCACTTTTTCCAGTTTTTCATCTCTCTTAATCTGCTCGTATTCTTTAATCTGTTTGTCAATTAACACAATCGGCTCGTTTACAATTGCAACGATTTCTTTTACTTGCTTTTCGAATTGCTCATAAGGAGCAAGACACTGTTTTTTTACTTCTTTTCTCTTGCTTTCAAGTGCTTCGATAAATTTTCTGAGGTTCGCACGGTCTTTCTTCGCATCTTGAATCTGTGCATCTGTGTATACTAAACCTTTGTAGTGTTCTACACGTTCCGCAACCTCTTTCTTAATTTCCTCGTTGTTCCATTCAATTTTTTTGATAAATCCGTCTTCTGACGGACTGTAAATCTTTAGTTCCATATTTTTCTCCTTTTCTTATAGTTGTGGCAGTATCAAAGATGGTTCTTTCCCTTCCGCCACGCTGCTCCAAAATTTTTCTTCTTGTTTCATAAGATATTCAATATCTTCTTCCACTTCTGCACGCTCTATAAAATAATGCTTTGTATGTAGCGATATATCGCCGTTGTAGTTGTATTTAAGCTGTGCTTTTAAAATTGCAAACTCAAATTCTGTGACGAATAAGTTATGCAGAAGTTGAATATAATAGTTATCAGGAATCTTTCCACGCCATTTTTCTTTTTGCACGGACTGCAATATGTTTGTTGTTTTAATCTCCAATACGCCTTTTCTACCGTCTGCGTCTATCAGCCATCCGTCCAAACTGGCATGAGCAAACTGGTATTTAGAGTTTAAAAACATATTGTTTTCCACGTATCCCACTTTGTATTGCGGAAAATCGAGGGCAAATAACTCCCGAAGCGGTCTTTCCGCTTCTGTTCCGTATTTCACATAAGACTTTTCAGAAATATCTTCCGCCACGCTGCCCCCTGTCTTTTCTCGCCACAGAGTTACGTTATCCTTATAGGGATTCATTCCAAGAATTGCAGCAGCGTCACTTCCACCGATTCTTGTGCGGTTCTGCAACCATTCTTCCCGATTTTTCAGTTGTATCATGCTAACAGTATTCATCGTATCGCTCCATTTCATCTCGATTCGCAAACCAAAACATTTTTAAAAATAAATAGCATAGAAAAACGGCTATTGTTTCTTTTGTCGCTTTCAGAAGTACTTCGCAAGACGCTAATACAATTACAGCGAATGAAAAGCAAGCTAATGTAAGCAGAATAAAGTCTTTTATTTTTTTACTCATATTCTTTAAACTCCCCGTCTTCAAGTTTGTAAAACGTATCTTCTTTTATGCGTTCTCCGTCTACTTGCTCTGTTTTTACGCACACTGGAATCCACTTACCATCACTGTTTTTCTTCCATTCTGCAAGCGTGATCCAGCTTCCGATTTTTGCTTTTGCCATAGAATTGTATCCTGCACACATGACAACAGAATGTTTTCCACTAGAATCAATCCGTGCGTAATCGCCGGAACTTCCAATCTGTGCGTAGTTGCCGGAACTTCCAATCCGTGCGTAATCGCCGGAACTTCCAATCTTTGCAGAGCCGCCGGAACTTCCAATCTGTGCGGAGTCGCCGGAACTTCCAATCCGTGCGTAATCGCCGGAACTTCCAATCTGTGCGGAGTAGCCGGAACTTCCAATCCGTGCGGAGTAGCCGGAACTTCCAATCTGTGCGGAGTAGCCGGAACTTCCAATCTTTGCAGAGTAG